ACTTAAGTTTTATGCGTGACCCGGAGTCGTTTGAGAAGTCGAGAGCCCGCTTAATCGAGCTGGCAAATGAGTTTGAAACCACAAGGAGAAAGTACGATGAGCAAAGTAGATCAAGTCGTTAAGCATTTGAAAACACGCGGACACATTACATCGTGGCAAGCAATTCAGTTGTATCGCGCCACACGCCTTGCAGACATTATTTTTAATCTGCGCTCAAAAGGCATGGCGATCAACACGGTGATGTGCGTGAAAGGCAAGGAGCGTTACGCTCGTTACGTCTATATGGGGAAGAAATGACTAAAGAAGAATTTGGTGATTTAATAGCTGGTGCGTTGTTTGCACTCGTAGCAATAATGGCGATGTTTATCTAAGGAGAATAACTTGAATACAGGCATAGTAAATATTAAAGGCAAGGAGTACATGACCGTGGCCCTGCGGGTTCAGAAGTTCCGCGAGGCTTACCCAACTTGGTCGCTTACGTCAGAAGTTTTATTCCGTGACTCTGACTGCGTAGTAATGAAGTCCATCATTGCGGATGAGACCGGCAGGGTCTTAGCAACAGGACACGCCGAGGAGTACCGCAAGTCCTCCCAGATCAACGGTACTTCAGCCCTTGAGAACGCAGAGACATCAGCCCACGGGAGAAGCCTTGCAGCTCTAGGGATTGGCGGTACAGAGTTTGCGTCTGCTAATGAAGTTCAGAACGCTATCCATCAGCAAGCCACGCCTAAGAAACGTGCGACTAAAACGAAAGAAGAACTGGTCAAGCTGATCAATGAGGCATCAAGCTCTGAGATCCTAGCCGTGTTCTGGAAAGCTCTAACACCAGATGAGCGCGAGCTGGTCAGGACTGAGGCCGCACACAAGGGCGCAGAACTCAAGGGGGCCAAAGATGCGTGAAGCCAACCCATATCAATTAGACGGCAACTGGTGGAACGCCCGGCTAGGTAAGCTCACCGCCTCGCGTATGGCGGCGGCTATGAACTTCCTAAAGTCTGGTAAGGAGTCCACGGAGCGCGAGAATTTACGCTATGAGGTTGTGGCCGAGAGGATCACCAACACCTTTGCTGACAAGTACACGACATCTGATATGCAATGGGGTGTCGAGCAAGAGGCCGCAGCTAAGGAACGGTTTGAGTCCGTGACCGGTTTGATCGTGACCGACAGCCCATTCATTGACCACCCGCGCATACCCTTTCTGGGATGCTCACCGGACGGATTCGTGAGTGACGGGTCGTTGATTGAGATCAAATGCCCCAAGACCAAGACCCACATGAAGTACGTTGCCAATCAGGAAGTCCCTGCGGAGTACAAGCCGCAGATGACCCTACAGGCGGCGGTTACTGGTAAGCCCGTCTGGTTTGTTTCCTACGACCCACGCATGGGCGAGGGCAAGGACTTGTTCATTAAGAAGTTCAAACCCACCCCGGAGGAAATCAAAGTAGTTGAGGCCGCAGCCGAGCAGTTCTTGGCTGAGTGTGAAGCCCTGTTTGATTTCTACAACAACAAAGCTGTTTATTTTGAAAAGGACTAAAAATGTTATTGATTGGATTAGCAAGAATCGGCAAGGAGCCAGCAGTTCGTTACACCGCAGACGGCAAGCCTGTCATGGATCTATCGCTGGCGATGGACTACGGCAAGAAAGGTGCGGACGGCAAGCGGCCTACGCAATGGATCTCCGCGACCATGTGGGGTGACCGCGTAGAGAAGCTGCAATCTCACTTAGTCAAGGGCCAGAGCCTATTTGTGACCCTATCCGAACCACACTTGGAGGAATACAAGCGCAAGGACGGAACTACTGGAATGTCCCTGCGGGCTAGGTTAAATGAGCTGGAGTTCGCTGGAGCCCCGCGAGACAAGGTGCGCGAGGAACCCAAGATTGAAGATTTAGATGACGATATTCCATTCTAGGAGGAATCATGGAAGATATTTCAGCAATCATTATTAAGCTAGACCTAAACCTGTCGGAGCTAAAGCGTCTGACAAGAACCCCGGCGTTTGCCGATAACGAAAAGATTACGCAGATAATTTTTGATATGCGCTGGCAGTTATCGCAAGCCTTAACCTCGATTGGTAAAGATGCCGAACCGAGTTAAGTGCTGGGCTCTGAAAGACTCGCGAGGCCGCTACGTTCAGATAGAACATGGTGCGATGCCGCAAGAAGCCTTTAAGAACTTGACATTTAGAACTCAGCGGGCGGCTAATGAATGGCTGGCTAGGAACTTGTACTGGTACTACAAGGCCAAACCAGTTCAGGTAATTGTCAATATCAAGGAGGTAGGTGAGCCATGACTTTTATTTCTCATTTAGTTGCCGCTGACATCTGGTTCTTTATTTTGTGGATGCTCGCAATCATTGGAATGGTTTGTTTTGTTTACTCACAAAAGGATAAAAAAGATGAAAAGACTACTGATAGTTTTAGCCCTGACCGGGTGCGCCACCACAAACCCCGGGGACTATAGCGTTACCCCACCAGCTCAAAAGCTGGTCGTGGATAAAGAGGTTCACGCCATGACCCGCTTGGAGACCGCCAACGCCATTCAGGACTGTCAGGCGGCTCGCACTAGGGCTGTGGTGATCTACGGTCGCAGGGCCGTGGGAGGGGTGACTAGGGACGTTGTAATCGATGTAACGTGCGCCCCGCTGTACTAAAAAAGAACCCGGCCTAAACCGGGTCAAAGCCTCCAAAGAGGCAAAGAGAAAGCGTCTTAACTGTAAGCCCTCGTCCCCTGCCGGTCAATGATTAACGCCTGACCGCGTGGGGACGTTTCCGGGGTGTTTGGGACGCTGATATGAGTCCATGAGTCAAACTCTAGGATGATCTGGTCAAAGGGCACAGAGGCCGCTATACAAGCCTCTACAACCTCCCGTGGCTTCATGCCGGGAACCCGTAGGTCTGCCGCACAGCCCAGACGGTGCTGGGAGGTGTCCTTAGACCCAACCGCGTCATTGACCTGTTTCGACCGAAAGGCCGAGTTGATCATTACAGGCTTACCCCCAACCGCAGCCTTGACCTGTTCTAGTAGCGCCGCCAGACGGATCAAGTTTTCTTTTTCCGCATTAGACGGGATATTGAGCCAGCCGTTACGTTCGGCGGTCTCAGACCGCACCAGCTCGTCATAGGTAAAGTGTTCGTATAGGTTCATTTTTTGGCCTTCATGTCCATAACCTTCTCAAGCGTTCTGCCACCAAAGTAAAACGACATTACCAACATCCCCCATTGACCTAAAAGGGATACAAAATTGTCCGAAATGTCTAGCCCCATAGCGTCCATCACCGCAAGGGCTAAATAGGCGGTCAAAATATAAATCAGGGTCATGGGTCGAATGTTCTTGGATAGCCATGAGTCCGAGTTCATGTCGGCTGCAAGTCTCTTGGTAAGCTCTTGGGCCTCGATGTTGTCCGCAGCCAACTCAGCCAGACGGCCTTCCTGTTGAACCTTGATCAGTTCTGCTTGGGCCTTTGCTCTGGCCTCTGGGTCTGGTAGAACCTTATCCAAGACCTTCTCGCCAATCGACATAATTGCGGCTAAAGGGATCATTTTTTCTCCTTCGATAAAATGGTTGAGGCAATCTGCAACATGGTTTTTGCTTGGTCTAGGTTGGCTGGCGGTGTAGCCCAACCGACCGTAATCTGGCCTATAAACCGAGTGTGGTCGGGAGGAACACTCACCCTACACCCAAAGGTCATACCCTTTTCGATGTACCAAAGTCCTACCTCGGATTGAGCTGCCTTGTACTCCCCGCATGGGATCTCGTTAGCCATGAGCGCAACTACGTCCTTATTATTGCTGGCGTTGCTCGTAAATAGGCCAACGTCTAAACCCTCCACGGTTTTGTCACGGCCCTCTTTTGTGTAAGCGCGATATAAGACCCGCGAGCCAATCAGGGGGTTGACCTTGAAGATAGCGACCACTTGGGCATTGGTATGCTTAAAGAGGTGGGTAGCCGCGTCATCGACCCGCCCCTCTGCTATTTGGGGTAGCTTTTGATGCTCCTTGTACGTCCCAACAATAACCTCGCGGTGGTCGTAAACGATATACCCCGCAAACGCTAGAATCGCCATCAAGATCAGCGCAAATAGCTTAAACGGGCTATCCACATAGTTTAAGACTTTGGTCAGCGTATCTTGGCGCTCGCTCACAGGTGACCCTTATAAATGTAATAAATACTGACCAGCAAGAACGCGCCCAATACCGCATAGATTTGTGTCTGTCTCCAAAGCTTTAGATCCCGGCCCAGCTCGTCCTTATTAGCCCGAAACTCTGACTGCATCTTTTCCTTGATATCCAAAACCTTGCCAAACTGTATGCGGCCCTCGTCCTCGCCAAATTGTTGGCAGAGAACTTCTTTGACCTCATCTTCCATCTGTTTTAGCCGGTAGAGCCTTCGCCATTCGGTCATGGCGGTCATGATCGTAATGTCACCAAACTCTGTCCTCTGGCGTACCTTGTAGGCTTTGCGGGCCTTTAGCTCCGCAACCCCAAAGTTCTGTATGGATTCAACTGCGGAGCTGATTTCCTTGCCAGACTGAATGGCCGATTTTATGCCCTTGGTCGCACTCTGGGCCGCCGTAATAATTGGATCTATATCGCTCATGATTCATTTGTCTGCCTTGTCGTTGAGGCGATCATATAGCGATCCGATTAAGCTCTCTATTTTGTCGAACCTTGCGGCCATCTCAACTCTAACCTCTTTAAGGTCATCCCTGCGGACATAAAGCTCGCGCAAGTCCTTTTCTATCTGGTGGGTATCCTTACGCAGCTCTTTTAGTGAGTCCCATAACTCGCGGGCAAACCAACCCATTGCGGCCACAATTGAACCTAACCCAAGATTGATAACTGTCTGCCAATCCATCTTAGGTTTTCATTATGTAGCAAAGAGCGTAATACGGGGGCAGATTGGCGTTAGTTCCAGACGTACCAGCCGTGGCGTTGGTTGTTGTGGTTGAAGCCGTGATCCCTGTCGTATTGCTTTGGATTGCTTCGTTGTTGGTAATAGAACCATCACCATTATATCTTGGAGTCTGACCGCCGCCAGCAACCGCTTCTTGTCTTGACAGTAATGTGTGGGTGTGGCCCGGATCGGTGATGGTTGTTGTTGATGTTGCCCCGTGTGTGTGGCTTACAACAATAGCGTCAGCAGAGCCGCCCGTTGCGTCTACCGCGTAGGTTGATCCAGCTCCAACAATAAATCGATTTCTAAGGTCAGGCGTTCCGTTAGACCCGTTACACAGGACGTAACCCGCAGGGATAGATCCAATAGAACCCGACCACAAGAAAATACCTCCAGACGGAATTGGAGTTGCAGCTGGTGGGGTTGCACCAACAATTCCGTAGAGGTTGTCGTAGGTCTGAATTGTTACGTCTGATGAATCCTTTAGGATGAACTTATAGAAGAACCCTTCAGTTAGCCAGATGTCGTTTGGCGGTCTGCCGCTTGTCCCTAAGATGATTGGGTTGGCGTTAGCCGTAAGCCCCGAACTGCTGGTGTAAGTAGCCAACGGTGTGCTTGACCCAGCCTGATAGGTGTAAATCTTACCGGCGTTAAGCGGCGCACCATTGTTATCAAAAAACTGAAATCCGTTGCCGATTGGCGAAAGATTGACTGCCATGATTAGTCCTTTTTAGTTCCGTAGTCTAAAAACTCACGAATTTTTTTCATTTGCTTTTGTTGCCGTCTTACATCTACGCCTTTTTTGGCGAGCGTTATCAATGGAACCGGTATGCCCGTCATCGCATATTGACCACCCATTTCAGCCATTCCAGCTAAAAGTTGAGCAGCCGTTCCTGATGGGTTTGTGGTTTCTCGTGGAATTGTTTGCAAATCCTTAACAGCTTCGTTAATGGTTCTGTATTGTTCAGCACCTTTTTTGCCAAACAAAAATTCTAGTTTTTTGCTTTTATCTAAATTATTTATTATGGTGTCTAGTGACTTTGTTTCTAAATAAGGCTTTCCATTGATGTCTCGTTGTACACCTTTTGTAGCTTGATTTTTAATTGCTTCCGCAACGTAACCCCGCAAGTCATTTATCATGGCTTGGCCTTCTGGCCCCATGCGCTCTAACGATGCAAACAACTGACGAACATCTTCGCCGGTTCCTTTAAGCATTACGTTGTCAACTAAATCTTCTAAGGCCACCTGTCGTTGGGTTGTTCCGCGCTTCATGGCTGTAATTTTTGCTACAGCCGGGGTATCTTGAAACTCTGTTTTAAAGTTGCTACTCAAAGACCGCGCTTGTTTGTATAAATCACCGCCCTTGCCTTCAGTAACCTGATCAATTACTTTAATAGCCCTACCACCAAACCTAGCATTAGTTGGCGATACGTCATAAACGTCATTGATTGTTTTTCTAATTTCTTCAATGTCATTCAAAGAAATTTTTCCGTCTTTAGATAACCGTTTAATTTCGCTTTCTACGGTTTGAATAACTGGAGCATTTTTTGCAGATGATTTATTGTCTTTCACCCAGTTTTGCAACGGTTTAATATCAACTAGTTCTGCGGTTTCTCCAGCGGATCTTGCTGCTTCGTAAGCCGAATTAACTTCCTGTTTTCGTGCTTGCTTTTTTTCATCAACTAGTTGTGTTAAAGATTTAGCAAAATCTGCTTGTGGCAATCCAAGCTTCTCTGATCCAGTTTGTTCGGCAAAAAAATCAAGGTTTTTTTGCAATAAATTGTTTTGTTCAGCATAACGCTCTTGAAATGGTTTCCCCAACACAGGGTCTTTAGTTGTTTCTCTTGCAAATCTAACGTCTGCTGGATCTCTTGTGATTTGACTTTTTTCCGCAGTTATTGGAAACGGTAGTTCTTTTAATCGTTCTAATCGTTGAGTTTGAACATCTACCCCAGCAGCTCCAGCAGATACTGGTGCGCCAGTTTTGGAGGCCGCAGCTTGAATTTGTTGTTCGGTCTGGTAAGGAACACCTTCAATAATTGCCCGTGTTTTTTGATATTCTTCAGCCGATACCTTTGGTTTTACTTTAGGCGCTGTGGCGCGTGGCAATACAGGCGGGATTGCGCCAGTAGCCACCGGAGGGAGCTTACTTGCCTCAAACGCCTTGCCAATACCAGCCATCATTTCCTGACCGGCTTCGGTCTTGGGCTCATATGTAGCGGCCTTCATGGTTTCCGTAAATACCGGTTTACCTTTGCCGCCAAGAATGTCTGATCCTAACTGTATTCCCGCAGCAACCGGTGCAACCACGGCCTGAGATCCTAAAGCCGCTACGGTCTCACCAGTACCTTTTAGGTAGTCAATAAAAGACCTTTTAGGGGCTGGAGTTGCTGGGGCTGATACGACACGTCCAGCCATGTCTACCTGTGGGACGGCTGCAGCTAGAATCTGTTGCTCTTTATTGACAGCGGCCTGTTGCTGTTGGCCGATATTTGCAATACGTTTATCAATAATGCTCTCAAGGTCTAAAGATTCTGCTTTTGGAGCCTTCTTTAATCGCTGATTAATTAAATCCTCAAGCTCAATAATTGATCCTGTCTTTTGAAAGAACTTTTGTCTTACTTCTTGCGGTCTTTTATTAAAATCCGCTTGAGCATCTTTGCTATCAAAAATACGTTCAATATGATTGGGCAAGATTCCTTCGTCCAGCATCATCTGCTTTGCGTTGGCAAGCTCGTCCTCCGTCATGTTTTCAAAACGGTACAAATCTTTCATTTTAAGCGCCCTGTGTCGGACAACCGTTTAATGTTTTGAAGTTTTGTCTTGAACTCTTGTAATTCTGCCGCGTCTGTTGGCAGTAGTTTATCTAATGCTTCGCTACGGCGTTTTGGATCGCGTTCATTCTTTTGTAAGAACATGGCTTCAAAAATCTTCTGATCCGCATTAGCCGCCCATGCCTGACGGTAGGCTGGTAGGTTTGAGTCACCAAACTGTTGGGCAAACTTTTGAGCGCCTCTAGCTTCCATATCCAAACGGGTTAGGTCTCCAGCCAATCTGTTTGCAACCGATAGCAAGACTGACGGCGGGTAGGTTTCGTCTCCGCTTGCTTTGGCTACCAAAGACTTACCAGCGTCCGTAGACATAGATTGCCCTGACGCTTGCAGAACTGCCAACTCTACGTTGGCAATATCTTTACTTAATTGTTTGAATCGCTCGTCACCAAAAAATTGTCTAATGTACCGTTCCCGTGCTTCGAGAGGCCCGGTAGTAAATCGGCGGTCTTTTTCTAATTCTTTAATTCCTGACAATACCGCATCCACGTTACGCGCCGCTTTCGGTACGGTTTGTTGGCCTGTAAGTAAATCATTTCGATACTTCTGACCGGTAGCCAAGTCTGTAGCCTCGCTAGGCGTTGTAGCGCGAGGAATACCCGGACGGGGTGGCTCGTAAGGCAACGCAAACCCTGCGTCTGCTCGACCAGCTTGCGCGGTCATTGGAGCTGCTTGAGCCATCGGAGCTTGTGCTGCTGGTTGTTGTGCTATCGGGGCTACTTGAGCCTCTGGTTGCGGAACTGGGCTTACGGCTGCGCCAATAGGCGCGGTCATAGCTTCCGGGGTAACTCCCGGCCTTGCCTCTGGTCTTGCCATGCCCCTGAAAGCTGGTTGATTGGGAGGAATTGTAGAAACGCCAATAGCACCGGCTCCACCCATTGTTGAAACGCGAGATGCGTTGTCTAGTCTTGATAATAGTTCCTCTTTTAACGCCCCGCGTAACATTCCGGGGTTATCTGTTGCTACCCGAATAATCGGCGCAAGAAGTTCGTCAGCCCGTCTAGGATCTATTTTCATGGCCTTGGCATGATCACGGCCCGCAGTTGTAATATATTCAATCAACTTTTTTTGATCTACAGAATTAGGGTCTTGCTCTGCTTGAATAACCATTGGGTTGTTAATTGCAGAACTTAACCGGGAAACCATACCCGTCAGTTCTTTTTCTGCAATTCCAAGTTCTCCGCTTCTAACCTCTTGTTGAGTTTTCTTAATCAGCTCTGGATATAGTTCTGACAGGCGCGAATATTCCATCGCCTTGGTTGCGGTTCCTAATAACTCGCCAATAGATGTACGTTTTGGGCCTTGAACACCAAGCGGAATCTGTGGGTTTATTCCAAAGTCAGCCATATTGAATCCTTACCCGTAAATTACTTGAGTTGGTTGTGGGCGCATCTGTGTTAATTTGTACGCCATTGCTGCATCGCCTATATTTCCAAGTGCGGTTGAGTAAGCGTTTGCTGCACCAACAGTTCCAGCCGCTTGGGCTTGAGCCCCACCAACGCCTAGAGTTCCTAAGTTTTGAGCAGTTGCTTGACCGGCTTGAACTCCAGTATTGACCGCACCCTGACCCATACCGGCTATGTTTGCTAGGGTGTTATAAATGTTCCCGCGCTCAGTCTGAAACCGATTAAATGCGTTGGAATACTCAGTTGAGGCTAGTCCTTGACCGTAATCCGTCAACCCTCTTAAAGTATTTCCTGATAAAGCACCGCCGCCTACGTTAGCCAGCCGTTCTGTGGCCTGTGTCCCGTACTTCATACGGAAAGCCATAGACGGGTCTAGGTACTGATCCCTGTAATCTTCAAACTGACCGGTCAGATACGGTTTCATGGCTCCAATATCTTTTAGGGCGGTGTAACCCTGCTCACGGTACGGGCCAAGATCCTCACGACCTTGTTCGTACATTTCCCTTTGGATTTCTTGAGCTCTTACCGTTGCGTCAGCCGTAGTCTGAGCCGCAGACTTGGCGGCTTTCGCCCCCATCGCCCCACCAATTAATTGAGATCCACCTACAATTAGGCCGGTTACTGGATCAGGCATTTTGGAACTCCTTTACATAATCTTCAAAAGTTTCGCCATACAATCTGGCTACAAAATCGGACGCATTAGCCGCAGCTTCAAACCCGTGGACTAGTCGCACCACCTCTAAAATTAGGTCGTAATAGGCAGCTCTCCACATATAAGCCTTGTGCAAATCTTCCCTATTATCCTCTAATCGGTTAGCTCCAATCCACCGCAAAACTAAGTTACTGACGATTGGCAACAGTTCTTTAGAATGATATTGAAAGAACGGGTTGTTGGGCAATAAAAACATGACCTTGTAGATCACCGCTTCCTTTTCTTGCGGGCTGACCTCATCGTTGTCGCGCCAATCGTCTAACCCTTGGATAACGCTCCAAAAGTCTAAAAGCCAACGAACTGTTGACTCAGGTAGATTTAAAGGGGCAAGTAGTTCTGGCTTCATACGTCATAGTAGGGAACCTTTTTAGATTCACCGTTTACCGTGATATTTATAAAACCCCGTGGGTTTGCCGGTAGGGTTGCAGAGCCAGCCGTGGCGGTCGTGCTGCTAGAAAAGTTAAGCAAATTCAAAAAAAATAGCTGCCACGCGGGTGTCGGCCTTCCCGTCTGATTAACCATTTGGGAGGTCGGAAGTATTTGATTCTGTGGGAGCTGGGCCATTAGTTATCCCCCGCTTCTGCTTTTAGGTTCGCAGACACAATGACCGCCTTAATTGGGTCAGTAATCACAACCTCAAATATCCTGTCCCGCGCAAATCCTAACCGCCTCCACATAGCCCGCGTAAAGTATTGGCCCTGCTTTCCTATAGTTACCCAATTCTCATTAGACCAAGTAAAACCGCCATCATCCGACCAGCGGAGCATGGCCTGTGGGTCTTGACCCTGACCGACCGGTAGTCCTACCCCGGGCTGGAACTGGATCTGAAGCTCGGCAAAATACTGACGCTGGAGGTCTGTGGTTATGTGGGGACACCTTCTTAGCCGTCTAATTATCTGACCATCATCGGTGTACTGTGATAGAGACAGTCTATAAAGTTTGCCATTCTCATAGTCACCAAGCAGTACTTGCTGGTTAAAAAATGCACAGCAGTTACCTCGGTGACGCTCGTACTCGCCTTGGTTATTTAAGTAGAGCCACTTATGCCAAAGTCCTGTAGTGATGTCGTAAGCCCAAGTTAGGCCGTTAGTCCCAATTGAGGGAAAGGTTACAACGTAGGTCTCGTGGCCCTCTAGCTGGTACGTCCAAGCTATTGCGTCAGATACGTCTTGACCGACTAAAGTCGTTTCAACCGCGTGGGTCGAGATCCTTTGGGGGATGTAGCCGTTCATTTGGACGATGGTGGCTTCGCCTCGGTTGTTTTTGGAGACGTAGGCAAAAGAGTTACCTACCCGCGCACAGGAGTAGGCCGCAGCAATACCCTGTTGGGTGCTAGAACCCTGAATCCTCTGAAAGGGAAATGGGACAGATCCAACGTCTAGCCATGCCTCGGAGGACATCTCACCCAGTAGGTAGACTTCGCGCCGGTCAACGATAATTGCCACTAGGTCATCTGGTGATCCGTCCTTGGACGCAAATGACAGGGGGTCGGTAATTGGGGATAAGAGGTCGGACGCAGCCCAGAGCTGACTTTGAGGCTTGTTGTAAACAAAGTAGTTGTCCGATATATCGACAGTACCGCCGCCCTCAAAAGCTCCGTCTGTAAAGGGTAGAACCGTCCAGTTTATTGCGTATATCGTGGTGCTAGAGACCGTTTGTGATGCGCTGACCGTGTACGTTCCCGCACCACCGGAGCCCGATCCAAACTCGGTGATAATCGTTCCATCGGTCACCCCAGAGCCCTCAATCGTCTGGCCTATCTTCAGAGTGCCGCTGGTCACCGCGCTAACGGTCAAAGTTGTGCCAGAAATAGATCCGGTCACAATAGCGGGTGCTGCAACAGAGTTGATTGTAGTTGAAGCAACGGTTTGGGAGTCGCTAACCGTATAGGTTCCCGTTCCACCCGATCCAGTACCTAGTGCCGTAATCACGGTGTTTTGAGCCATTCCCTGACCAAAAATTGCCTGTCCTACCGCAATAGTTCCGCTTTGCATCACGGTAACGGTTAGGGTTGTTCCACTAATTGATCCAGTAAAAATAGCTGATGACGGGGCGCTGATGAACCATGTGTACCGATAGGAATCGTCCACGATGTAGACGTTCACCCCGTTATCTACAATCCCTACCTGACCGGTTGAGGTGTTCATCTGACCAATCATTACTGGGGTCAAATCGTCCTCTAAGACATATACAAAGTCACCGCAGACCGCAACGACCTGTTGACCGCCAGACAAGGTTCTGAGCCCCCTGACTTCCTCTTGATTGGGAAATAACGCTACGGCTTCTAGGCCGGGAGTCGGGTAGAGAGCAACGACACCGCGCTCGCCTTGAGCCTTGGTGGGGTCTATCTCAGGGTAGAAGTTGATGCACTCTTGAGCGTCCTGAGTGATAGAGGGAGCCTCGTAAGCCGCGCCTACAAATCCAAAGTCAGGCATTACTGGAAGCCCCCGGTCAGAATCCAACCAGCGTCCGCACGTTTACCAACCACCAGAACGTCATCATACCTAGCTGACTGCATGGGCTTCATGTTGGTTCTTTTAATCGTGGCCTTGGCCTGAGACGCAAGCCCGTTAATCATGGCGAGCTGTTGAGGATTTGACTTGCCGTACATCGGCATAAGTCTTTCCGCAAGACACCATCGCAGACACATTAAATAACCTTGCGGAATCACAATTGTGTCGTTGATCGAGTTAAACCTCTGGAATACTGTGTCGCAGAATATGTGCATTTCGCCCTGAGACGGGTTGGGCCAGAAGTAGAAGCTGCCCATAACCTCGGAGGGTTGATAGTAGACAGCCTTGGGCCACGGGCCGTTCTGGGTCTTTAGGCCAATCAGCTCATAATTCTCAAGGTTCAAAATAGCTACGGGGTAGTCCAGACCGCCGTTAACAATAGGCGTTCCGTTAGAGTTAGTGTTCACCCGCACAAATGCTGAGTTTACTGACAGGGGGCGCTCGTAATAAGCGGTTATTGTGGTTGAGGCTACCGTCTGGGTATTGTTTACCGTGTACGTCCCGGCGTAATTGACGTTGCCTCCAGCACCGGTTCCAAAACCTGTGATTTTGGTTCCAGCGGTAATTCCCGTCCCTGAAAGCGTCATTCCAAGCGCAATACCGCCCTCGGTGATGTTAGTGACCGTTAGGGTGTTCCCAGCTATTGAACCTGTAAAGGTGGAGTTGACCTGACCTGTTGGGCCAACCGTGTACTGTGTTTGTCCCGCAGTTAAGGTGAAGATGATCTCTGTCTTGTAGTAGACCATCATCTGCTCATTAGACCATTGGTCAATCATGTCGTTCAGCATATCGAAAGCGTCTTGGGCTTCCGCAGGGGCTGGGGTCTCGCCAGCGGCTAGAGCGCCGATGTCCTTCATTGCGCGGCTGATGATGTCTATTGGCTGGGTCATAACTTCACCTTAAATGTCTCTACTTTCCACGGTGGATCGCGGTTTTCACTATTGTCTAGTGCTTGCAGTTGTTCGGCAAGTCTGTCCTTGATCAGATGTCTTTCACCCTCTTGAGTGTCCATCTCTAGCCAATGCGATACCTGATGCTCGGTCAAGTTGTCCGAGTAGTCATAGGAGACGCGGAAAACCCAGTTCCCCTCGGTCACTACCGTGTGCTTATCGGACTTGGCCTCGCAACGGTACTTGACCTTAGTTACCTTGCCGCCCTCTTGGGTCAGCTCTAGGATCTTCCAGCTATACATTTTCTACCCAAGAAATTGTAGCCTCGTCCCATGTGTATTTCTTGTCATCGGTAGGCATTGGGCTAGGGGCTTCCCATTGAGCTGTGGCCTCGTTTAGCGACCAAGAGGCGTAAGGTTTGGGGGGAATGAACGCATCCCGACCGGAGTCGTAGGTGTAGCCAATCCCTGCGTAGTTCTTGCGGATCGAGCCGTTGTACGATGTCTGCTTCCAGTTACCGCCAAAGAGTCGCTCGCAGAAAGCCGCACCGATGTGCTCTTTTTCTACGCCGTTAGCGTCAGCGGTGTCTGAGTTTCCAACCACAATGACTTGCGTCACTACGTTGTTGCTATCAAGTTGGGCAAAATGCGCCATGATTACTCCTT